AGTCTTTGATCTGTTGATCTGTAACATTTGGTACGATTGATTTCTTTTGTGGTTCACCTGGTTTGACCAGAGATGTTTCCACATCAAGAGCATCTTCAATACCGTCGTATTTACTCGTCGTTTCCTGTGACTGGGTTTCTTGATTTTCCATCTGAGAATTCACTATAGAGTTCATTAAATCCGAAGTTATCATCAGGATCAGCAGTAAGAGGATCAGGTTGAACTGTGTACCTCATCTCACGTGCAGCAGTACGTTTGCTGTCTGCAGCGGTATCCACGATCGCTTTCTTGATAAGTTTATCGGTAACGTCAGAGACAGGACCGTAAACATATGTTTTAGCAGAGAACGATAATGTATAAATCAGAGTTCTACGTGTGGTGTAATCACCTTCGTAGTCATCTTCATAAACTACTGAGTTCAGTGTGACTGGGAAATCCTTAGACTCACCGATTGCTTCCTGAAGATTTATGGTGATGTTAAACATCGGTTGAAAGAATGGCAAGATCTGTTCAAGAATCTGTAAACCATCATCTTGGTTCTTTGCCATAATCGCTAACTCAAAGTCCACATTATATGGGACTGGCATAAACGATTTTCTAGTCTTACTATCACTACCTGTATAACGAATCACCTGTGTTGGTGATACCTTTCTGGTAGCATCATAAGCAAATCCAGAGATCTCAAAAGAGATTCTAGGTAGTGTAATCTGAACAGCATCTTTAGTTGTCAGATCTCCTACTTGCCTAAGACGTGCAAGGAACTTATCTTTAGGACCATATGCCAAGGGTACTTTCATAACCTCGGTTCTACTACCTTCAGTACGTTTGATTTCAATATTATTGAACAGTGTACCGAAAGCAATAACAGTCTTTCTAAAAATTTCGTTGTAAGAATACGTTCCTAACATTAACTAGCACCTCCAATTTCACCAAAGGGATTACTTTGACTGAAGTCAATGATAGAATCCCCAAGGGTCTCAAAGTCAGCATTGGCATCAAACTCTGAGTTCGTATTATTTAGTGTATTGTAACTTGCAGTAGTCCAGGCAGCACCTGAAGTTTGACCAGTTACTGTTTCAGGAATGGTGAAAATACCAGACCTGTTGTACACTTGTAGTTGTCTGTTGGTAGAATCCCAAGACTTAACTTCGGCAGTAACATTAGATGTACCACCTGCGATTTCCTCACCAACTGTAAATGTACCAGTACCGCCAGTAGCGAAGTTGACGGTAATAGTTTGTGCAAGGTTTCTCTCGATAACATCGATTGCTTCGACACCAGTATCGAGGTCCTCTCCACTGTATTCGAAGAGTTCACACTTAAGACCCCATACGTGGATCTTATTTAATTGATAGAATGGTTGCTCGTGCTCAACATATTGAATAGAAAATAGTTTGTTAGCAAGAGGGAAGTAAACCAAATCTCCTTCGTTTGGTCTACCTTCTACAACCAGTGTTGTATTATCATCTACTAGATCTTGAAATCTTTTACGTGCAATAACAAAGTTAACTTGGTCAGCAATTCTCACACCAAACTTACTGAACAGATCTCCATCTCCACCAAACCCTTGTACGTTTTCTAGGTATGCTTCGATCTGATATGCAGAATCAAATGAGTTCAATGAATCCTCTCCAAGGACTGTATCCTCAGAAACTAGTGTTCTAGGGATGTAATAAACCTCTACCCCGAACATTTTAATTTGTTCTACGACAAGATCTTCAACGAGTTGTTGCTCGCCGCTTGTCCCTTGTGTGAAAAAAGAATTTAATGGCATTACCCTATCATATCTAGAGGTGGCATTTCGTATGTGGTACGGAGTTTTTCTTCTAGTTGTTCTAGTTCAGTAACCGCATCACTATAGATTTTTTCTCCGTTCAAGGTGACACCACCAGGAAGTTGCACGTTTTGGAACTTCGTAAGGTTGGTACCCCAGTATTTTTTAATCATTGCAGTTGCATAATCTTTCACCCAAATAGATCCATAAATCTTGCTCCAATTTGCAGGATCAAGAGCACGAACACAGTCAATGATAACGTACCCACCATCAACAACATCAGTCTTTGCATCGAAGTCAATGTAAAGACGACCTTGGGAGGCATTAAACCTAGTAGGTTTCATTCCCTCTAACAAGAAGTTAATTGTTTCAAGGTGTGTCTGAATCATATAGTAGTGATAGAACTGTGTTGATGTAAAATCAAACAGATCATTCAATCTCATTTGATAACGAATATCAAACATATTGCGAGTACCCTTATCAGTGAAGGTGAAGATACCGTTCACTGAAGAAATGTGGTCAGGCAATGTCAAATAATTATTCTGCGTCTTAAACTCTGTAGAACCTACGGTCTCAGTAGTATCTGATTGAAATGCAGTAATCTCAGCAGCAGTAAACTGATGCTTTAGATATACTCTTTCTGATCCACCATAATGAAATTCCTGAAACTTCTCGATTGTATAATCGATAGAATCATCAATCTGATCGTCTGATACGTTGACCTCCAAGACTGGTTTACCCAGTCTACGGAGTGCATACTCTTTGAGTTCTGCTTTAGATGTAGGATTTGCCATTGGTTATTAGAGAGCAGCGATTGCAGCTTGGAACGCAGCGTAAGTAGCGGAGTTTGCAGCAGCAGTTTTAAGTGCTGCTAAGGTGATTGTTTCTGCCTGAAGTGCAGTGTCTGCCTTAGCACCTTGTGCAGCAGTAGCATAATCAGTTGACGCTGTAGCAGCAGCGGTTCCGAGGGTTGGTTTACCAGTCAGATCATTGTATGCTCCAGAGAAGAGCGAAGGTAGGTTAGATAGATCGTTGTAGTTGCCAGAGAATACAGTCGGAAGAGTGACACTCATTACACCAGTAGAGGCGTTGTATGAGAGATCTCCACCTGCGCTGATAGCAGCACGTGCTCTAGCAGTTGTATGATAAAGATTTGTTCCTTCAGAAAGGTCACTGGTAGATGCAGCAGCGATTCTCGCGTCCGCTCTAGCATCTGTGTAGTAAAGATTAGATCCTTCAGTCAGATCACTTGTAGTTGCTGCAGCAATTCTTGCATCAGCACGAGCGTCTGTATAGTAAAGGTTAGATCCTTCAGCAAGATCTCCTGTATCCTTAGTTGCTAACTGGGTATCAAACCTAGCATTGGTATAGAAGATATTTGTTGAACCCTCAGTGATATTATCAGTGTTAATATCTGACTGAGTGACTGATAGAGTTCCAGAACTATGTGTAATACCAGTTCCATATGTGAAGTGTGATCTGGTTCTAGCAGCAGTGGTGAAGAGATTAGTAGATCCTTCTGTGATGTTGTCAGTATTGATGTCTGCCTGAGTAGCACTCAAGGTCAACATATTACCGTTGTCATCATATGTGGCAGTAATACCTGTACCGCCAACGATCAGAGCAGCAACACGATCATCAACTCTCTCATCAGTGAAGTAAAGATTGTTTGAACCTTCAGCAAGAGCATTGGTTGTGTGGTTACTGATGTCACCAACCTGTGACTGTGCGTACTGGATGTTACCAGTGATAGTCAAGTTACCCTGAACTTCGAAGTTCGTTGTAGAAACGAAGTTAGTAACACTCAGAGTGTTAGAGAATGGGTTGTATGTGAGGTTGGCAGAGTCAACAAACATTCCTGTGTGCCCTGTGTTAGAGGCAGAGAATGTTGGATAGAATGTAGTGTTATTATTTGTATTGTTAACGTCAATATTGTTGGCGTTTGTTGCAGTTCCTGTGACATCACCAGTCAAGTTACCAGTGATCATTCCAGTAACACCCAAGGTGCTGCCCATTGTGACAGCATCTGTAAATGCACCAGTACCTGATGTAGTCAGGTTACCTGCCATAGTGACGTGTCCAGTTGTGGACTCAAGAGTAATCTTGTCCTGACTGTTACCATTCTGAAGTTTCAGTGTCTTAGAAGCACCACGGAGGATAACGTCATCTTTCAACAATGAAGTGCTGTTGTTTACAAGAGCAGCATTCAGTGTGGTTCCACCATCGACATTCAGTGTGCTGTCAAAGTCAACTGCCTGAGTGACATTCAGTGTGTCATCAATAACAGTTGCACCAAGAACATCAAGTGAACCATCGATGTCAGTGTTACCGTTAGAAGAGTTAACGTTGAACTTGTTGTTACCGATAGCAAGGTTACCACCGATAGTTACGGTAGATTGAAGATCAGCAACACCTGAAGCGGTGACAGTTGAGAGTGTGGTATTACCAGTAACTCCCAAGTTACCACCGATTGCAGTAGTACCTGTAGGACCGTCAACGGTGAATGTACCACCACCAACGTCTAGGTCATCACCAATGTATGCCTTCTTGGATACTGCTAATCCACCTGCTGTGAAAATTGAAGCGACATTGCTAGATGCACTGACTGCATCTGCATTGTTATTGAATCTTGCTTTTTCTGAATAGGTCTGAATGCCTGCATAACTTACAGTCCCGTCGATAACAGAATTGCCATAGATGCGAACATCATTTGAAACGACAAGATTCTGTCCAATGGAAGCACCACCTGTTACTCTTAGAGCACCATCGCCAGTATAATTACCTGTTGTGGTTGCAGATCCATTGTTGGTAAGGGAAACAATACCAGTAGCACCAAACGTATCAGTGACGTTCGTTGCACCATCAACATCTAAAGTGCCCCCAATGGTTGTATTGGATGTCACTGCAAGGGTGCTAGAAAGCGTTGTAGCGTTCGTAACCCCTAAAGTACCACCAATAGTGGTGTTACTGCTTACTGCCAGTGTAGAGGACAGTGTGGCAGCACCAGAGGATCCGAATGTACCTGCTACTTGTGTATCACCTGTTCCTGCGTCTACGGTAAACTTATTATTATTAACTGCGAGATCGTTAGTAACATCAAATGTTCCTGTTACTGAAAGGTTACCACCGAAGGACCCATCGTCTGTGACAACGAGATCATCGCCGACATAAAGATCCATACCGATGCCTGCACCGCCACCAACGATAAGAGCACCAGACCCTGAGTTAGTTGCGTTGGTTGTATCGAATAGTTTGATTGATCCTGCATCGATACCTGATCTTGTTCCTGCGAATGCTTCACTTGAGTTTGTTGCGTTGTGATAAAGAGCAAATCTTGAGGCAGAATTGTCCCAACCGAAGAATCCAAGTTTAGCAGATCCATCGTAATATCTAAACTCAACACCACGATCCTTGGCATCTGATGACTGAGGAGCGGTATCTCCACCAAGTGTGATGACAGGATCATCAAGTTGTGTTGTGGTTGAGTTAACAGTTGTAGTAGTTCCGTTAACAGTCAAGTTACCTTCAATCAAGGCATTTGTATTGACTGTCAAGTCACCATCAACAGTTACGTTGTCAGTAAACTGGGATACTGAGTTGACTGTAAGAGTGTCAGAGTTGGCATTACCAATCGTTGTGTTACCGTTGATTGCAACATTACGATTAAATGTACCGTCACCGTGAACAGTTAGAGTACCTGCAGTGTTTGAACCCTGTCCAGTTCTACCAATCTCAGTGTTACCTGATTCACCAAGTACACTAAACTCAACAGTATCACCAGAGTTAAGTTTACCGATGTATAGATCGTCACCGATGTGAAGGTCAGTAGCAATACCTGCACCACCATAGACTCTCAAGTTAGAGTTGTTATGTGTAGCGTAGGAAGGAGTATATGCAGCAGTTGTACCAGTTCTAAACTTATATCGTACTCTCAAGTAGTTCTGTGTACTGAATGTTTCAGTCGCAGTACCTTGGTCTTTCTGGTTGATAGCACCGTTGATATAGATGTCATTATTGAATAGAGTATCTCCTTCAATGTAACCACCACCATCAAATCTAAATGCACCGTAGTCACCACCACTGATAACAAAGTTATTGTTACCGTCAGTAGAGATTGTAGGTGTATCGTTATCTTCAAGATATACAAACTGAGCAACGTTTAGAGTTCCTTCAACATCAGTGTTACCATTTGTGCTAGTAACTTGGAACTTATTGACAGAACCATTTGTAATGGTCAGTGTCTTACCAGTTGTATCGAGAAGAATATTATTATGGAAGGTTGAGTTACCATCAACATCCAATTCAGCATTCAATGTTGTGTTGTTGTCAACATCAAGAGTGCTGTTGAATGTGACACCACCGTCAACATCAAGAGTACCATCACTGTGTGCATTACCATTATCTGTATCAATATCGAATACAGATGTACCACCTGCGGTTTTAATCTCAAACTTTTTATTGTCCGCCTGAACGATCAGGTTATCAGTAATTTTGGTCTCTAGTTGTACATCAAGAGTACCTTCGATAACTGTGTTACCTGTGTCAGTATCAACTGTAAACTTATCTACACCTGCTCCAGTCTGAATCTTAAAGTCTTCGTTATCAGATTTGATAATAACGGTATCATTAATTTCTGTCTGACCTGCGATGGTTACTTCACCACCGATGTGTGCATTCTCAGAAAGACCAAAACCACCAGTAACTACAAGTGTACCTGTGGTAGTTGATGTAGATCCAGTGTTTGTAGTTAGAGAAAGAGCACCTGCTTTGATATAAGCATCAGTTCCAGTAAATGTTTCACTGCTGTTTGTTGCATTATAAAGGAATGCATAACCACCAGTACCAGAATCAAGACGTGTTAGATCCTCATCCCATCCAAAGAAACCAACTCTTGCCTGTGTATCATAGTATTTGAACTCAATACCACGATCTAATCCATCGTCAGACCCAGGTGCAGTGTCTCCACCAAGGGTAAAGATAGGGTCATCAATAGTAACAGTCGTGCTGTTAACAGTTGTTGTAGTTCCATCGACTTGCAGATCACCCCAAACTCTGACTGTACCTGAGTTTGCTCTGTCATCACCAGGGTCAAGGTGAAGAGTTGCGTTAGTCGTAGCAATGTAGTTGTCTTGAATTCTGGCATCTTCGATCCAAATCTTACCTGCAGCATCAGATGCACTGATCTGTACAGTATCTTCAGCAGTTACTATAACATTACTTGTACCAGATCCACTGTTAGTAGCAAGGATGCTGAGGTTTCTATTTGAAGAAGAGTTCTGTGTTGTCTGGAATGTTAGGTTACCATCTCCAGTCTTATCCAGTGTCTGATCAACTGTTCCATCAAGAGTAATATCAGGATCAGAAAAATAGGAACGGACGTTGACATCAATCTCACCAGACCCACCATCGCCTGTATTATTAGCGCCAAACAGTAGGTTGCCACTAGTATCATTAACCTTAACATAATTCAGATAGTTGAAACCACGATAACCTGATGTGGCAGTCAGTTCGTTATCAAGTTCAAATGTTTCTAGAGTATTTCCGTCTGCAAATCCAACTACATTAT